GATTGACACGTATGATATAGGGAAGAGAGTGTACAAGGGAAGTGCCAAGAAGCAAGGTAGAAAAGATACTGAGTTTCCCATAGTTCCTTGGCTAAAGTTCTTAGGCTGGTTTATATCTGAAGGGTGTTTTGTTAAAGATGGTAAGACAATTAAGATTACTCAATCAAACAAGACTGGAGTAAATAAGTTAAGATATGACCTTGATGATTTTGCTTATGACTATCATACACATAATTCGGGTCACGGCACAGATTTTATAATAAACGATAAAGATTTATACAGTTATCTTATTGATAATGTTGGAAGATATTGTCATGAGAAACATATTCCACGTGATATCTTAGAGTTACATCCAGATTTGTTGGAACATTTGTTTATATCTCTTATGAATGTAGATGGTTGTACTACTGGAGATGACCAGTACGTTTATTACACTACGTCAAAACAGCTTGCTGAAGATGTATACGAACTTGCTATAAGAACTGGTAGAGTTCCTACGTTCTATCCAACACGTGGTACAGAAGAAGTAAGATATAACAGCAGTGATGAAAGAGATAATGAAAGAGTTGTAAATAATAGAAGGCCTTTGTACAAGATAAGAATAGCCTCAAAGAAAAGTAGCAAAAACATGTCAGTTCTTAGACCGACAACCGTACATTACAAAGGCAAGATACACTGTTTTGAAGTGCCTCCTCATCACACCGTGCTTTCCAGATATAATGGAAGGATAATATGGTGTGGAAATTCATATGAGGGTATTAAAATGGCCGACCGTGCATTCTGGAGAGAATGTATGGTACCACATTTATCATATATAGAAGAGTATTTGAATCTTACTCTTTTATCTCAGATAGAAAATGGTAAGTTTGTGGTCAAGTTCGACCTTGATGCCATTGGTTCTCTACATGAGGATTATCAGACACGTGTAGAAACAGCCAATACCATGGCAAGAATTGGCTTTCCAATCAATGATATTAATGATAGACTTGAACTAGGAATGCCAAAATATAAATGGGGTGACGTTTGGTGGGTTCCAATGGGCATGGTGCCAGCAGATGTTGCTCTGGCACAGGGTGGTTCATTTATTCATAACAATGATGAAGCGCCTGTAGTCAAGCCACCAACAAATCCTAATAAGCCTTCGGAGAAGCCTCCTAAGCCAGGAGAAAAGCCACTAGAAAAGCCTACTAAGCCAACTGACGGACCTGCTAAGCCTGCTAAGATTGAGGATGATGAACAGACAAGAGTCTTGTGGCAAAGATACGTTTCAGTACAATTACGTGTTGAAGAGTTGATGAAAAGTAAAATCAAGAAGTTTGTATTTGACTTGAGAAAGTCTGCTCTTGAAAATCTTGGAAAGGATAAAGATATACTTATAGACAAGAAGAGAGAGATTGAACGATTCAAAAAGCTCATGAGCACGTTATATATAGATGCTATTAACATTGGTGCTAACATGGTAACCGAAGAATTAGGCAGCAGCTCTGTGGTTAGTTTCAGTCTTGAGTTTCCTGAGGTAATAAAGTATCTTCAATTACGAGTATCACTAGTTCCGTCACGTATAATTGAAAAGATATCATTAGCCTTAGAGAAAATCGTTAAGGACAATGAAATTAAAGAGTTAAAAGTTGAATCAGTTAAAATGTTGTTTAATAAGATTACCAAACGTGTTAGCACAATAGCGAGAACAGAGTCCTCCTCTTTACTTGTTGCTGGTAGGGTGATTCAAATGTTTAGAAACGGTGTACGTTATCACAAATGGGTAGCAGCAAGGAGAGATAATCCCAGAGAATCTCACATGTACCTAAATAACCAAATAGTAAAAATAGGCAACTCATTCAGCCCTGATTTTACGCTTAGATTCCCTGGTGACTTAATGGCACCTATAGAGGAAACTATGGGTTGTACTTGTTTTACTGTTATGGCAGTCAAAATTGATGATTAAGGAGGTAAGTTATGATACGTAAAGTATTTTGTGGTGGTATTAGGTCTGTAAATGATGATAAGTTTACTGCCGAGGTTGTAATGTCTGATGAGACCTTGGACAGATATGATGAAGTTATAAGAGTGACAGCTTATCAGAATACACTTAAACAGTTCAAGAAACATCCTGTTCTGTTGTCTTCTCATAAGTATTCAGACAATCTTAGAGCACAGATTGGAGAGTGGGAAGATGTATGGATAGAAGGAAAAAAGTTGATAGGACGTGCTAAATGGTATGTAGGAGAAGGTAATCCAGAAGCTGATTGGGGTTTCAAATTGGCGCAGAAAGGCATAGCTGCCTTCAGCGTTGGTTTCAGGTCACTAAAAGCTACCATAGCTGATTGGGACAAGTATGAATCGGCTAAGAAAGAAGGTAAGAGAATACCCAGAGTGATTTATGATGAAGTTGATTTGGTAGAAACAAGTCAGGTTCTTGTACCAGCTAATCCATCAGCCCTTCAGAGAAGTTTGGAAGAAGATACAGTTGAATCTAAATATTTCAAAGAGAATCTTGAGATTATAAAGACTTTGAGTAACTCAGATGATACTCTAAATGTTCCTAACAAGTATATGATTAAAGGAGTAGATGAAGAATATGTCGAATGTATTAAGACAGCAGAAGATGCGCCAAACACGTTGATTGTTAGTCAGACTATGATTACAGAAGAAGCGTTTAATAAGTTTGTACAGGAAGTGATGCTTAAGTTTTCAGAGATGTCAGAGAAGTTTGATAATATTACAACGTTGATTACTGCTTCTAATAAATCATTTGTTGAGTTCTCAGACGTTGTTAAGACTAAGCTTGAGGACATTTCTACAGAAAGTATTGTTAAAACTAATGTACCTGATACCAGTTATATTGACAAACTGCTTAAAGATGATGATGTTGACTCGGAAAAGGATATTGGCATAGACTTGACTGAACTTAAAGCCTCTATTGAGGGGTTGACTACGACAATAAAAAACATGAAAGTTGAGAATAAATAAAATTACTTCTTGACCAAAGATTTTTGTTGTCCTAAACTGTTGATAGATTAAGTGGTTCAGTCCGTGATGGACAATGTTCCAAGATTGTAAATAGATAAGAAGTACGAATTTGAAAATTAAAAACATTAAGGAGGAATTAAATATGGACTTACAGGAAATTATCAGTGCTATAAATGCTCAGAAAGAACTTATAGAAGCAAAGTTTGGTGGACTTGCTGACCAGACAATAGCTTACGAAACAGCAATGAAAAATCTACAGGCAAGAATTGACGAACTTGAAAAGAAACTTGCACCTAATAAAGTGTCTGTACCTGGCTCTGATGAACAGAAAGAGAAATTCTCTTGGATGAAAGCCTTTTATGGCATTTACTCTGGTGACTGGTCAGCAGCAGGATTTGAGAAAGAGGTATTTGACGCAGCACGACAGAAAGCTACGATGACTACTCAGGGCACTGGTCAGTATATTATACCTATAGAAATATCAAGAGAAGTTATAACTATGTTGGAAGCCCGTTCAGTTCTTGATAAGGTTGGTGTTACTAAAATGACCAACTTAAACGTAGGTACTCTGTCTATTCCTAAACAGACTGGAGGAGCTACTGCTTACTGGGTAGGTGAAGATGCTGATATTACTCCTTCTGAACTGACCTTCGGAATGGTAGATATTACGCCTAAACAGGTTGCTGCTATGGTAATAAGCACTGACAGGCTTTTGAGACTTTCCAACCCTTCAATCGAACAGATGATTAAACAGGATGTAGCCTTGAGACTAGCTCTTAAGAAAGACTTGGCAGGACTTAGAGGTACTGGCACATCTACACAGCCTCGTGGAATTGCTAATACACCTGGCATCAACACTGTATCTATTGGACCAAGTGGTGGTCCAGCTGACTTTGATACACTGATTGATATGCAGGGCAAACTTGAAGATGCTAATGCTTTGTTTGGTAATCTGTTCTATATCTGGCCGCCTAAAATCAGAAGGGCACTCATGAAACTAAAAGTAAAACAGTATTCTGGAGATACAGCTGGTGAGTACATTTTGCAACCTGTAACCCCTGCAATGCTTCAGCAGTGGATTGGTTATCCTTATGAATCTACCACACAGATTCCCACCAATCTTACAAAAGGCTCTGGCACAAATCTTACCGAGATTTATTTCGGCAACTTTGCTGACCTTATATCAGCTGATTGGGGTTCAATGCAGATTATGGTTTCTCAGGAGACCTCAACTGCATTTCAGAAAGCTCAGACTTGGATTCGTATAATTCAGGATTGTGATTTTGCTGTGAGAAATGCTCAGTCCTTCTGTCTATGTAATGATGCTTCATACTAAGACGTTAAAGACGTAAACTAAAAGGAGGAATATATTATGAACAGAGATTTGGGATATGGAATCAAACAAGTGGCATGTATATGCCAGAACGCAAGTGCGTCTACTATTAGTGGCGTTGATGTCGATTGTAGAGATTTTGAAAGCGCCATGTTCTCTATAATTCGTGGTGAAGAGTCAGGCTCTCCTAGTTCGTGGACTCTTGACCTCAAGATTCAGGAGAAAGATGAAGGTGAATCATATACAGACGTTACTGGAGCAGCTATTGTTCAGCTTACAGAGGATTCAGAAGCAATGGCTATAGCTACAATCGCAATGAGACTTACATCTCGTAAGAGGTATCTCAGAGCAGTAGCCACACTCGCTATGTCTGGTGGTTCTTCACCTAAGTTGCCTATAGCAGTTATTTGTTCACTTGGCAATGCAAGAGAAGTTCCAGTTTCTCAGGATGTTACAACAGTA